GCCGGTTCTTTGCCACATACGGGCTGCCAGTGCCTCTGTTCTTCTGTTCCTTTGTTCGTTGAAGGCCCAGGATCACATCAGCCTCGCCCGCTTGGCCATAGCTCTCAGACAGGTCAGTCATGTCGACAAACTCTGCCTTGGCACCGCCCCTATTGGCCTGGAGAGCCGTCCAGATCGGCACATTCAACTCTTTGCCAAGTGCTCGCAGCTCCTGGATAACAAACTGCATTTCGTGGCGCATCAGGTCTGATCGCTCTGTCGAACGCAAAAGGCTGGCATAGTCAACAATGATCAGGTTTGGCCGCACGCCCTTCATCAGCATCTTGTCGATGTGTGCACGAAGATCATTCACCGTCTTTGAGCGCGGCGGAAACTCTTTGATGACCAACTGCCCTAGGTTGCCCTTGTTATCTTCGACGAAACGTTTGATTTCGTCGATGTGTTCGTGACACTCGTTGCTGTCAATGTTCACAAGGTTGCTGTCGTACCGGACACCAACGTATCGTTCACTTAGCTCGAATGAGTAGTGAAAAACGTTCGCGCCAACACCAATTGCAGCCGCTCCAATGTGAGTCAGAAAGTGTGACTTGCCAACAGAGGTTGGAGCAACAACAATGCCAATCTCTCCACCGCCAAGACCGCCCTGTAGAGCTTCGTTCAGGCGCTCGATCCCAGTTGTGACAATGTTTCTGTAGGTTTTGCTGTACCGGGCCTCTGGCTCTGTGTTGTAGAGGTGGCCAACCGTTGTGGTCATCCCCGATGAGATCGCCTCCTTCATTCGTTTGACAACAAGGTCATACTTCTCGCTCTGGATGAGATCTAGAGACTCACTCAGGGCTTTCTTCATGAGTTGTTGGCGGCAAAAGCTCATCGCCCTTTCTTTGACCCAAGGTAGGTCGCTGAAAGAGGTGGCATTGATCACATGTTTGTCAATGAAGTTGATAGCCTGTGACTTTAAAACAATGTCAGCGGAGTGCTTCAGGTCATCTGTGATGATCGTCTTGAGCAGATCCAGGCTAGGCCACTCTCGGTAAGCTTTGTAATACTTGATCCACTGCTTTGAGACGTATTTCAGGTGCCGCATCTCCAGGCACTCGTCCACGTTGAATACTTCTGCGAACCCAGTAGCCCAGTTGATGTCGGTCAGCAAGGCCACGCACACATTTTCTTGAAACGGCCTGCCGAAAGATGCAAACCCAGGCTTCTCGTGCGTTTCTAGAGCTTTCTCTTCTGTGTAGTCGTTGCTGCTGCTGTTCATCAACAGGCCATGATTGTTTGATGATGCTTCTTCTGTAGTGGTTGTTAGTGTCATTTTTTTCTGGCTGTTTGTTGCTTTGATCTTTGTGAGGCTAGACTGAAAGAGCTCTGCGGCTGAGCCACTCGCTGATCCCGGCTTTGACGCTGGCGGCTGCTCCCGTGTTGCATCCACAACCAGGCCAGTGGTGATGTCAGCGATTGTTTTCTTCTTCTCAAAAACGTTGTTGATATCTTGCATAAATCTCAGAGAGCAAGTCTAGCAGCGGATTAATCCGCTGCCAAGCCCTACTCGTAGATAAATGTCTTTGTGTTCCTGGCAAGCACCAGCATTGATTCAAGGCACGTTTGTAGGCTGGATGTGAATGGGACGTTCGCACGCAAAAGCTCTTGCATAAATAGGAGTTTGTCATACCTTTGGGCGTTGGGATCGGCATTCCATTCGTCCAGTTTCCCATCGATCTGAGAAATCTGCGAGGCCGCTAGGTTGTTGGTGCCGCCTAGATACATCAGCCGCCAGTTCCTCTTGACCACATCCATGTTCTCAATGATGTCAGAGAAACAAGCAGGCGCCTTCTTGCGTGGCTTTGCCGCGGCGATCTCCGTCAGTAGTTGCGAGCATTTGTTCTCCAGCCACTCAGCATCCAAGTCAGTTTCCCGGTCCAGGAATTCTGGCAGGCGTTTGCTCAGTGTTTTAAACCCAATCCCATCGACCCCATCCAAGTTGTCTGAAGGATCTCCGATCACTGACCTAGCAAGGGTGATGTTCCGCGGCGTGACCCCGAAATTCTCCTCCACGTACGTTTTGTCGATCAAGATTTTTCTGGCAGGGTCATAGATCCGTACGTTTTCATCCTCAAGCAACTGGTAGAAGTCCTTGTCGCTCGATAGAACGATCCTGCGCGCCGGATCTTCCCTCTTGCCATATCTCTGGGTGGTGAGATAAGCGATGATATCATCGGCTTCGGTGTTGTCTACGTAGATCTGGCAGACTGGCAGGCACTTCAGGAGCTTGGTGCAGAGCTGGAGCTGGAACACCTTGTTTGTCTGGTCAACTGCGGGCCTGAACTTTCCGTCTTTGCGATAAGAAACCTCTGCCATCGCAGGGTTGTTCCCACTGGAAGCCCGGTTGGCCTTGTAGGCGCTGTAGATAGATTTGCGTCGAGAACTAGCACCGCCCTTCTCCCATACTATCAGGACGGCATTTGGCTTTAGCTGGTTGATCACTGAGCCAAGAGACCCAATAAACCCAAGAGTGCCGCCAACCATCTCCCCAGACGAGCTCATGACTTCCGAAACCATGAAAAATCTAATGAAAAAATTCAAACCATCCACGATCAATACTGTTTTCATTTACAAAACCTTATCCTTGCTGTTTGAAATCTTGCGAAATCTTGCATGTCTGCCATGAGTGACTCGTTTTCTGTCAGCGGCCTCTTCCCCAGTGTTTCTTTGACTCGGAGATTGGAGAAGAAATCGAATACTTGCAGTGGTATGTATGCGATGTTTCCACCAATCAGTGCTTCGACATATGCGTAACTCTCAATGCCGACGTATGTCGAAATTGAAAGGTGCATTTTGTTCAGGAGTAGTGCATATGGTATTGTTGGCTTGGTCCACAGTGCCTTGTGGTATAAAACTGAATCTCTGACTGGCAAGTTCTCCAAGCTCCAGCCTGGAAAATGTCTCTGAAATCTTTCTCTGTCATATATGCGGTCGACTACCTTTGGGTTGGCAACGTGAGCTCCGAAACGGTCACTGATTTCCCCTTGCTCTGCTAGGTGCTCTGAGAACGTGATGCTTTCACCGCCACGACTTATGTACACAAGTGACCCGGCGGGCTGTTCCACTAGTTCCTTGAATGATAGGGTCATTTCTGACCTGTTGACCCGAACCCGTTCGAGCCTCTTGTTGATTCATTCACCGTGTCAGTGAGTTCGAATGTCAGGTTGTTTGCTTCGATCTTGTGAACGACCATCTGGGCTATTCTATCACCAGCGCAGACTTGCACGTCCTCGTGGCCACCGTTCATCAAGACAAGCTTGATCTGACCACGATATCCCTTGTCAATGGTGCCGCTGATAGGAAACACGCCAAACTTTGCGGCCATGCCTGACCTACTGTTCACCTTGATGTAATAGTCGCTGCCATCAGGCAGGAAGTCTGGGGCATCCGCCAAAACAAATGGTGTTGGCACCACTGCCACACGCCCGGCGGATAGTTTTATGTTCTCTGCTGAGATTATATCAAACCCGGCATCCCCTGGTTTTGATAGCTTTGGCGCTAGGAATTCTGTGCTGCTGTCGATTAGCTTTAGTTTGATTACTGTTGTCGTTGTGTTCGTTGAGCTCATTGTGTGCTGAGAGCTAAGCTATAAACCTCATATTACTCTGTCAAGACAACGAACGCGGTGCTCTGGTGTTCAGACCTACAAAAACAAAAAGCCAGTGAGTCTTATGGACTCACTGGCTTTTTTAGGTTGCTATGCTGTGTGGTTAAATATCAGGACTTTGCCTTGGCGTCGGTGACAGTGAGGATCTTGTTCTTGACCAGCGGGAAGACCCGCTGGACGTTTGGAAGCCCAATCCCACCTTCCTTGCCAGTACTCTTCATCGCGGTGAGAGCGGTCCAGAGCTTCATCGACACCTCCACGGGCGCATCGTTGAAGTAACCGGCAAAGTTGCGCACCTGACGGTCGTCGAGCGCGGTCTTCTTGAGGAATGTCTCAAGTTTGTGAGCGACATCGATGTACCGGCAGTGAACCTCGTCAGCAGAGCCGTTCTCGACGCGGGGCTTGGCCGAGGACCAGTCCGACAGGATCTCCTCAACGGTCACATCCTTGAGCGCATCCGTCGCGTAACGGGCGAACTGCGAAGCTGCTTCCTGTCCGAGCATTGCGCCGCAGACGTGGACGAACACGGCCGTCTCCGGGGTCGCATACAGGTTGGACGCCTTCAGCTCGGCATGGAGGTTCATCCATGCACGGCGATCCGGGGTCTTGGTCCAGGACTCAGACTTGTCAGTCTCCAGCATGCCGGGGTTGGCGGCGATAAAACCTGCGATCACGCTCGCACCCTTGCTCCGAGCGTAGGTCACGAACTCATCGACGCTGGGCCGGAGCTCGACGCTGGCATACCGCGAGAGAGCAGCGGGATCGAGGGTGTTGACCTCGTACTCGTTCCCGATGTTGCACGCGACAATGACCTGGGTGTGCTCGTGTAGCCGCACACCGTCGAACGCCTTGGAGTCTGCGAGCTGGAAGGTTGCCTGCTCCACACCCTTGATCGCACGGTTGAGCTCATCGAGGAACAGGACCACCGGGAAGTCGGCGCCTGCGCTTAGCCACTCGACGGCGCGGAAGACCGTACCGCCCCAGGTGCCTTCGAATGGGAGGCCGCAGATGTCGCCCTCGGTCATCTGAGAGAGGCGGCGCTCGATCACCGGCACGCCCATCTCATAGTGCCAGGTATTATCAGGATAATCTGCTGGGAGCTTGTTCGTTGCCAGCCAGTTCTTCATGCCGCGAAGAAAGCCGGGATCGGTGGCGAGGCGTGCAGTTACTTCCTTACAGTAAGTGACGTCCTTGTAGAGGTCATTGCGACGCTTGGCCGCGGCCTGATACACAGCCTCGCTCTTGCCAATGCCGTGTCGGCCAGCCAGGAGAACAGCGCGATCCGGGGAAAGGACCGAGAGGAGTGTTAGTGTGGCAGACATGTTGAGAGAGATCATGTGTTTACCTTTAGCTTGTTTGTGGTGTGTTGCGTCGCGGCTCCATGCCGTCGAACGATCATGGTTCTACCTCGCCACGAAGCAGTTGTCAAGTGACACCAGAACGACGGACATGTATTCTAACCAGAACCAGTGGCCAGATCACCTATATACACGCGTGTGCGAAAAGGGTCTTCTTGACACCCACACGCTGACCGTGCTAGGTTCGGTCATCAGTTAACGACGCCTCGGCGCTCCAACAAGGAATAATAGCATATGGATAATCGTACAGTCGATCAGATCATCAAGGATGGCGAGCAGAGCCGCGAGAACTTTCAGGACGTTATGGACAAGGTTATTGGTGCAATTTCCTTGCAGGAGCCATTCCTAGCCATCCTCTCCATGAGAATCCCCAAGGTGTACACTGACAATGACAAGGAGCTACCCACTGCTGCTGTCGGCGCTACGCGCCACAAGGCTGATCGACTTCCGCGGGTCACGATGTTCATCAACAGGAAATTCTTCCTTGGCATGACGCACAAGCAGCGTGTCGGTGTCATGATGCATGAGCTGTTTCACGTGGCGCTAGCACACATTGCGGATCGCAAAGCAGTCAAGGAGCAGGCTAAGCTGTGGAATATTGCCACAGATCTTGCTATCAACTCCCTAATTGATCACACGACCGATGGCAAGCTCAAGGATGTCGACCAGCTACGTCTTCCGGGCTTCACACTCCTTCCTGGCCGTCTAGCGGTCGAGCAGCCCTCCGAGGCTTCTGATAGCGAGAAGCGCACTGCGAAGGAGATTGAGTTCGCAAAGAAGTTCCGGGAATTGATCGCCAGTTTCCCAGGACTCCAGGCCAGCGACTTCTACATGAAGAAGCTGCGTGAGCTCCAGGATGAGGCTGGGCCGGGTATGCAGCTTGGATTTGGCTTTGGCCCGATGGATTCTCACGATAGCTGGGGTGTTGACCCCGACATGGAAGATGTCATCTCCGAGGAGATTCGTGGGATGATCCGTGAGGCTGCGACGCACTCGCGCAGCAAGAACCAGTGGGGTTCTGTCTCCGCAGACATGCAGAAGGCAATTGACGAGTATCTTAAGTCCGAGGTTGACTGGCGTGCTGTGCTCAAGATGTTCCACGCAAAGACTCGCGCTCTTGATCCGGTGAGCACGATGCGCCGTGTCAACAAACGTGCTCCGTACAAGATGCCAGGGACACGACGCGACGAGATTGCTCAGGTTGTCTGGTTTGTCGACCAGTCGGGCAGCATGGGCGACGATGAGATTGCCCGCGGCCTTGCGGAAGGGCTCAACTGCTCAAGGACAGGGCAGATCGACATCATGAACTTTGATACCTCGATTGACCATGACTCGTTTCACACCGTGAAGCGCGGCCATGGGTTCAAGTGGGTTCGAACACGCTGCGGCGGCACAGACTTCGACTGCGTGGCAGACTTCCTGAACGATCCCAATAACAGGGGAAAGTATTCCGCAGCAGTCATCGTGACAGATGGCTATGCCAACAAGATGAAGCACTGCAAGATCCCAACCCTCTGGCTCGTCACACCAGAGGGAACCATGAACAGTCTCCGTCCAGGCGATCTGGTCATTCGTATGGGCTCTGGCGAACAAGTCAAGCGTCACGTTGGCTGAGCGCTCCTCAAAAATCCTCATCCCACCTCCCACCTCTCCTTCAAACTTCAATTACTTGGCCTTTAGTTAACCATTGGCTGGCAGCAAAACAACTGCCGGCAAAAGGGTGACAAATGGCAGATATGGTCCTTAAATTAAATTCTGGCGTCATTATCAGGGAAGACGGTCGACTTTTCCTGGACGATAAGAAATATCGCTCATGCAGTCGGTATCTCTTAGACCTAGATAGCTCTCAAGGAATTGCCTTGGAGCTATGGAACAAGGAATCGAGTTCACTGATGCGCGGTTTTGGATGGGTGGCCGTTAAAACCAAGTTCAATACGCGGTTCATGACCCATTTCTTCACGATCATTGGAAACAAGATCTATGCGCCGCTTGAGATCCTG